ATGCAAATAATAAATTATGGGACGGAAACAGCCCCTAAGTGGCTCGCAGTAGCCACAGTTTCAATCAAGGGTGAAGAACAAGATATTATTCCTGCATTCACCGATTATTCTATTAAACAGAAAGACTTTAGCAAAGATAAAGTCTTTACAGCAATGGATAAATCTAAAATTTTACCTACCATTTTCTGTTTAACAGATGCGGAAGTGTTCATTAAGGAAAATGTTAAACTATTCGACTATCATGGTCGAGAGATTGATGAACTCCCTGAAGGAGCACCACGAATATTAGTCTATCTTGACAAGCCGGATAACATCAATCTATGGAGTTTAGATATTCCAATCAAAGCAGAAATAGTGGAGTGTGACAGCGTAGCTGATGCCTATCAACGAGTGGCAACGACAGCATATCTATCCCAATGCCCGTCAAAGGATGATTGGATAGGATTTGCCGGAATCGTTTCCAAAGATAAACTTCTGTTACAGATTAAAAAGTTCAGCAATAGCTTTGGAATGAACGGCACAGCCGCTCAAGGTTATTTTGGTTTGGATACCACAACCTCCTTGATGCAAAGCAAGGCAATTTTAGCAAGTGCTCTGCTGCCAAAAGGAGAGCACCGGACATACAGCCAAGCTGAAATTTTAATGAAAGCCGCCGTCCAAGCATTTGGAGCAAAGGCAGCCAAACAGACCAGATACATCAAAGCCATTAATTATTGCATCTCACAATACGGTTTTGATGGAATCTGTGAAGCTCTTAACAGTATTGAAGTTGACGAGAAACTTAAATTGGATGCTTCTAAATGTGAGGATAAAGTTCAATGCCTTCAAGGAATTATCATTGAGCAGGTTCATATACTGCACAAAAATTCCAACAATAATTAATTAAGTCAAATAAGGTTGTACATAAAATAAATGAAGGGTGAATCGAACTAATCGAAACACCCTTTTTTTATTTATACCCCTATAATTTTATATCCATTTTTCCTGCTACCATCATCAAGCAGTATTTTACATGGATGAATCTTAAAGCCATATAATTTCTCTAAATCTGTGGCTTTACCCTTCTTCTTTACCCCGACCTTTTGATAGACTTCATTCATCAACTCCTTTATCCTGTCAGTTGTAAGCTCCATACCCATTTGGAAGACAGTACCCATTTTATAACGAATCTTAGCATCCGAATGTCTGATACTAATTTCATTCTTCAATTCTTTTTCCTTATAGCCAAGAGCTTTTATCCTATTACCACCCAGTTCATCATAATAATACTTCAACTCGGGATATTTTTGCTCCAAAGTAAATGCAGCCAAATCAAAGCACAGACCTTTAGATTTATACTCACAATACTGAGTCATTCTATCAACAAACGTTTCTTTCTTAACTATATGCTTCAATTGTTCTTTATAAATACCATAAGTTTGGTTCTCCGTCACATCAAAATCATTCTCAGACAATTGTTTCTTAACGATAATACCATTCCTATAATTGTACTTCTGCAATTCATAGGCATATTGCTCACTTATATATGCCAATTTATTAAAAACGAATCTGTCAGAAGACTTATCATACATAGTGTACGAATCTTGATATTGAAGCATCTTTTGTTCCCGTAAGCAATCTCTAATACGCTTAGTTCTTAATTGGATGTCCGTTTCATCATTGTTAGAATCAACTTCTCTCTCAGTCAAATAAACCTTATCATCCAGATATTTCCTAAATTCATCTTCCGATACATCCTCCTTATTCACATTATAAATGAATGTGAGGAACTTTCTGAACGGATTACAAGCCAACCGCTGCCGACCTGCAATCTGTACAAGGTCAGTTGAAATATCAATCGCAGTATTGATACGCTTGCAATCACTGATAACAAAGGTTGAAGCATTGGTTGAATAGAAATCACACCCGGCAAATGCTGTCGAAGTGCAAAAGGTGATCATTTTATGTGTCTCACCTTTTAGAGGAATTCTTCCGCGTTGAAAACCATTACCAAGTTTGGCTATCGACTTATCATTTTCCTCTGAACTACCTACTATTATATTTACCTCATCAGGTAATAACTCCGTCTGTTTGACTATATTCACAATGTTGCTTACACTGTTAAGAAATATAACACACTCTTTGGAGTAATAAGTTTCTCCATCCATGAATACAGAAGGATAGTTTTTATTTTGATATGACCGTACTATTTCTATCGCAGCACTTATGGGGTTATTTGAACGCTCCCTATACACTTTTACAACTTCTTTATTTGTCCAAATCAAATGATAATAGTTCATATCTTTAAAATAGTCTATCTGCTTCAAATACTTATCCAATATTGGAGTTGCTGACAAGTAAGTGACATACGGAAACCTCTTTAGATGCTCCAACAATTTCAATTCCACTTCTGACTTAAAACCGCTGTCGGCTAACATATATTGGAACTCATCTACTACAATTCTCCAATCCGTAGTATCTTTTATACACTCTGCCAGCTTGTAAATGGAATCATAGGACACCAAAATCTTGGGGATTTCTGTTTGTTCAATATAAGTCCTTACCTCATTTATATTCACTCCACCAATTACCAACAAAACATTGGGGTACTGTTCACTTTTGTTCTGTAACAGATTATTCCTTGGACTACATATAATGGTCTTATGGTTATCTTCAAGAGCCAAGGTCGTTGCTCCACAATTAGGTACATCTTTGTTTAATATTCCATTCGGAAGTTCAAATCTGTCAAATGTTCCATAAGGTAATTCAATATTCCTAATCTCACCTAAATACTTAATGTTCTTAGGAATTTCAATATCAGTTCTTATCATAAATTCTACATATTAGTGAGCTGATTAATAAAAAAACATCTTGAAGTTGTGTCCAATATTTCATGGATATTAATCTTAATATAAAGGAGGACATGGAATTAAAATTGGACAATTTGAATAAAATAAAACCAGAGCATTCTCCGGTCTTATTTCTGAATCTGTGCACACTTATATATAGATTTTAGGACAATAACTGTAACTTTTAAACTCCCTTATCCCTCTTTATTGATACAACAAAAGTAATCAATCTCGACATCATAAAATAATGAAAATTGGATAATGTTGAATAATCATGTTAAGGTGGCTATAAACTCCAATTATTGGTTTTAAGGCTCTCCTTGGAAGAACTACCTAACTATACAAGCACTACCATACCACTATTTTACACCCCCTCTCACCAAGCAGAATAAAAACGGAATTGGTCAGACACCTACCCACCCCCTCAACCATTATAAATTTTACTATTCACCTCACATCATTCATGGACTTCTTAAAGAGATACACAATACAGACATAATGGTAATATAGTCTAATTGTAATATCACTTAAAAGTAATTCAGCGAATTGTAGTAAAGTTCAAATCGTTATGGAGTAATCCAAGACGATATGGACTTTACCAATTCCGGAGTTAATTCAATCAATAACCATTTAATTCAATTTCATTATGAGAAATTTAGTTATCATGCCAGCTATGGCACAGAACCGTGAGAGAATGAATTTGGGTGAATATGCAGAAGAAGCTACAATTATTGTGGACGAACCTGTAAGACCTGTAAACCATTTCATTGAAGCCAATACACAGGAAGTAACATTGAATCATCTGAAACATGAGTGCATTACTCCTGTGTTCTCCAAAGACAATGAACTTACCATTAACCATGCTGCATTTGTTGAAACCATACAGGATGCAGCCCAATCATTCTTTAATGGTGAAAAAGTGGAACAGGCAGATATAAGAGTAAGCCACATTATCAAAGGCAGAATCCCTGAAGCTATCCACAAGCCAGCCAACCAACTGTTGGAATCTGACAAGACCATTTATTATGAGAGGGCAGCATTCAGCATTGATGTTCCTACCATTTATGAAACGGTTGGGGGAAATAAGCTCAATCTTTCAATTGTAGGTGTGAGGGCTTATAATCAGATGAACCTGTACAGCAAGAAAGTTCCAGAGCTGTTCAGATTGGCTATTGGCTTCAAGAACCAAGTCTGTTGCAATATGTGCATCTTTACCAATGGTTACAAGGATGATTTAAGAGTGAGCAACACAACAGAACTCTATCGTGCAGCATTGGAACTGTTCAATAACTACAATCCTGCCAAGCATCTTTATCTGATGCAGCAATTAGGCAACACTTCCATGAGTGAACACCAATTCGCACAGATTATAGGTAAGATGCGACTTTACCAATGCTTGCCAACAGGCTATCAAAAGGCATTGCCAAGAATGTTGCTCACTGATACGCAGATTAACAGCGTAGCCAAAGCATACATCAACGATGAAAACTTTGGCAGCTTTGGAAGTGAGCTTAATATGTGGAAGTTCTATAACTTGCTTACAGGGGCTAATAAGTCAAGCTATATTGATTCGTTCTTAGACCGTTCTTTAAATGCCACTGAAATGGCAGTTGGAATCAATGCGGCTTTACATGGGGATGAGCGTTACAAATGGTTCATTGATTAAATGGGCTTTATTGATTGAGAGAGGAAAGGGCAGCTATTAGGTTAGTTGTCCTTTCTTTATTTCTACCAACCTATTAAATATCATACATTATGGATAAATCTAAAATTGAAAATGCTATCAATCATATCACTTCTTTACAAGAGAAATTATGTTACTGTGAGAATAATCTGCAATATATCAAACGCTTGCAAGCACTTAAATATTGGCTGCACAAGTTTGATTCATTTTTGGATAGGAACAGCAGGCTGCATGGTGAATATGCAGCAGTTTATGAAAGCTACTTCCATACTTGTTGCGGATTCTCATTCTATGATAGGGTATGCAATTCAATTCTTGTTTATGAATATGGCGACAGACCATTTTAACTGTCCAATTTTTCTTCCACCACCACATTAATATTGATAGAATGAATAGTAAAATATTAGACATGGATTATACTGTTGGAGAAGTGGAACTCACTTACAAATCCACATCAAAAAGCCGGAATAAAATATATAGTTCGGAGGATGCTTATGAAGTCTTACTTTCAACATATAAGAAAGGTACAATCTGTTACAAAGAATATTTCAAAGTCTTGTTCTTAAACCAAGCCAAGCAAGTCTTAGGTTACACGCTCATTTCAGAGGGTGGAATTACTGAAACTTGTGCTGATATAAGAGTGATTCTACAAGCCGCATTGCTCACCAATTCAGTAGCCATTATCCTTGCGCATAATCATCCAAGTGGTAATCTGAAACCAAGTAGGCAGGATATGGAGATTACTAAGCAGGTCAAAGAAGCTGCAAGACTTATGAGAATTACAGTTTTAGACCACCTCATACTTACAGATACAGGATATTACAGCTTTGCTGACGAGGGAGAATTATAATAAGGTAAAAGGCACTCAATTTCTAAGTTGGGTGTCCTTACTTACATAAGCTGAACGAACATTCAGCACTTGTAACCAACTATTAATAATTGTGAATTATGAAGACATATATAGCATATCTAAGGCAATCCACCATGAAACAGCAAATATCGGGTCTTGGTGTAGAAGCACAACGGGAGATTATACACAACCATGTAAAGAATAAGCCCATACTTGCTGAATACATTGAAACGGAGAGTGGGAAGAAGTCTAACAGACCTCAACTTCTTGCAGCTTTGGCGATGTGCAGGAAAACGAACTCTATTCTGATTGTTGCCAAATTGGATAGGTTGTCAAGGAATGTAGCATTTACTTCCAAGCTGTTAGAAAGTGATGTTGAGATTGTGTTCTGTGACTTTCCACAAGCCAACAGACTGATTCTGCATATCATCAGTAGCATAGCCGAATATGAAGCAGGGCTGATTGGTCAGAGAACCAAACAATCACTTCAAGCCAAAAAAGCAAGGGGTGTGCAGCTTGGTAAATCGGAGAACTTGATGAATAAACTTGAACAAGCAGTCCAACATAGTATCACTACCAACAAGGCTAAAGCTGATAACAATCCGAATAACATGAGAGCGATAGCACTGTTACGGTCATTATCTATGCAAGGCAAATCATTATCTGAAATGACTTGTCTGTTAAATGAACAAGGCTTCGTTACATCTAAGGGATGCAAGTTTCAGATTACACAAGTCAAGAGATTGCTTGTCAGAGCAGGCTTGATGTCGTGAGGTCACTTTGAAAGGCGGACAAATTTAGAGCAAGGTTAGTCTTATATACCCCAATCCGAGTTTGTCCTACCTTTAATTTTAGCCGGAGAAATTTACTTGTGCTTTATAAGTTCATGTGGATTTGAGCTGTTATATTTATAAGGTGAAATATTTTATTACTTATCCAAGTGACTAAATATAAAACCTTTATATAGTTTTATTCCTTTTATATTTCTTTTATTTATAATAATATTATTATATTTGCACCCGTTATAGCATTGGTAATCAAACTAGATTATATGTTCCTCAATGCTTGATTTATTAACAGCTTATCCATAGGGAACAGGTAGGCGTAGATTAAACTTGATAATGAGAAGATTTAGATTATTGGCAACTTCATTATTAGTTGCACTATGTACAGGATTCAGTTCTTGTGGGGATGATGTTACTAATGAAATCATCCAAGAAGTTCAAGAACCGGACAATACCTTAGAATTATTGATCGGTACTTGGGAGGGAACAGGGGAAGTTGCTGGACGACTTTTTAAATTCAATGAAGATTATACATATAGTTATGACACACCTTATAGTAATGAAACTGAAAATGGTACATTTGAATACTTCCCTAACAGATATATGTTTGTTACTTATTATACGAATGATTGGGGACAAGGGGATTGGAAAGAAGAGAATATCATTTACACAATTGTTAAAATTACAGAAGATGAACTGATTCTTAATAATAATGGACATAGTGATATAATAATTTTTAAACGGAAATAATAATCCATACCAATTAGGGCAGATTAAAACAGCATTTGAGGAAACTCTTATGCTGTTTCTTTTTATATAGAAACTATTGCCCTAATCAAACCAAAGAGTTATCTTTGTAACATAGGTTTTACCTACAACGTGATAATAATATATTGTTGAACATTTCTCATGTAACGGCAAAGTTAAACCAAGAGTTAAACCAGCATAAAGAAACCGATAACAAGGATTCTCATTAAGAGCAGCTAAACGGCAGTAGCTCAGTTGGTAGCTGACGAAGGCGAAGCCTTTGGCAGCCGCAGAAGAGCATCAGCTTCCCAAGCTGAGGGTCGCGGGTTCGAATCCCGTTTGCCGCTCCAAAGAGAATTCTGATAGTTAGGTAGTTGGCTATCAGAATTCTCTTTTTTAGCACTATTTGAGGAAGATGAATACAGGTGGTTTGAACATCATTATGTAAATTGATTGAGCAGTATATGGCTAATGAGAAATATGGGAACAGATTTGTTTATAAATGCCCATGCAGTATATTCATACGCTAAAGTATCAGCACTTACACGAATTGCATCTGCATTGCTGCTTTCTATAACGATTTTCCTTGGTTGGATTGATGTGTACATCCGATAATGAAAAGACAGGAGAAATATGAAAACGTTATTTTCATAATCTCAAATTATATGTGAAGAAACAATGTCTTTACAAAAGTAATAAAAAGTGCAATCCATCAATAATCAGAATTGCACTTTTATTTTCCACTAATTTATATTCTTAATTTTCTTTTTTGAGGGATATCCAAAGATACAAAAACTATCTGATTATCAATAATTTAGCTTGAATAGATTGTGTTATTTTGTACTATTGAAAGAATATCCCTAAACATATTGGATTTACTGGGTGCAGATATAGAGAAAGTTCTTATTTTTTGATAATCAGTCAGAAGCTTCTTTATTAATTGGTGCAAAAATGCCAAGTACACACATTACAACTCCAGTTCAACCACAAATATCCATTTCCCTATTTTTAAATTCCCAGACACAGCCAGATCAATAGCCGCTTCGTTATTTTTTGTCTTGTCAGTCAAGCCGACACATAAGGTATACTTTCCCTGCAATTCTGCCGGAATATTAAACCGACTCAAATAATTGTATGATATTCCCTTCAACCATTCGGAAGGTTCTGCTTCCGGTTCTGTATAAAGAAATACAATTTCCTTTTTTTCATTCATCAAAACAAAACTAACCTGATATTTATAATTCCAATTGGGATGATTATTAGGCAATACACCCACACCATAGTTTTTCCATGAATGAAACAAAGTCAACGTTTTGTGGTCTTGCTCCACCTTTATATAGTCCGGATAAAGACGATAACCGCCTAAAGTTATAAAACGCTGAACTTGGTCCGGCAGCTCTTCTATCCAGAATTTACACTGTAAAGGTACACGCAAATCCAGCGTGTTACAATGGCTGTCCAAAGCATCAGTCACAGAAACGGTAAAAGCTTCTTTGAAATCGTTCATGGCAAAACGTTTGTCTCCTTGGAAATGCTTGTATTTTGAGTTATCCCCATCTTGTGCATTAAACCACCAGCATCCCTCACCAATAAGAGCTCTTTTGGGGAAAAGTTCGTCATGTACCATCGCACGTTCTTCATTAGAAAACCAAAAACTGCCTATACCATCCCTGCGAGGAAGAAACCCCAGCTTGTCATATACTAGCGGCTTGGAAAACCTGTAGTCGCTCTGCGAAAGATTCATTACCGTAAGCACTTTTTTGAAGTGTCTTGCATACGATTCGGTTATCTGTCGGATAACGCTTTCCAGATTATCTTGCTTTTCGAGTACCAGTCCATGTCCTTCTCCCCATCTTCCCAATCCATATGCATCAATATAATCTACCTCATCCGGATTGTCATATTCCTTTGCAAAAGCCTCTATGAACTTGTCCAGCTTTTCAAGGAATACTGGATTATCATAATAAGGCTGGGTTTTGCCTTCATCGTCTATTGGACTTTCTGTGGCTCCGGCTTCGTACACATAGGACGGTACTCCGTCTACACCATGAAAGAACACCCTGAAGGCCAGTTTAAGCCCTTTGTCTTTGGCTTTTTGTATATACCATTTATACCGTTCATTGTAAATCCATGCATATTTGCCCTCCTCGGGTTCCAAATCTTTCCACAGCATTCTGATGTACAGAATATTGGAATAATCAGCTGCTTTGCATTCTTCCATCTGTTTCCAAAAAACTTCGGGAGTATAGATGTTGCTTTTATTGTGGCGTGTTCCCTGAAAAGACCAGCCTTCTTCGTACATCATCCATCCCATGGCAGGATTTTTCAGTACGGTGGTCAAATCCGGGCTATAGTTTACCCATTTGTTCATTTGGGCTTGAAGTGAGGCGGATCCCAATAGGTGCATGCTGCACAAAAGGATTGCGGTTAGGCGTAAAATGGAAATACTTTTCATGGTTAGAATTAATATTATTAAAAATGTATTTTATAAAATCATTACAAAAGGTTTTTTTTTAAAAAATAATCTGAGTCATTGCATGAGAGTTAATGAAACGATATACTTTTATGTCCATTGCTAAGACATTTTTTCTTCTCTAGATCCTAATATTGAAAGATACCGCTTTCGTTACTTGCTAAAACTTCAGTTGAATTACCTTGATAAATGTTTATATTAATTATTAAAAGTAAAGTAATTAGAATTGCAATCGTTTTCATATGTCATTATATTTAAAGTTTATATATAAGCAAATTTAAGGAATAATCTGTTACGTTGTTTTCAGTAATAGGACTTTAACTAAATTTCTTTTAGTTTTTTTTGACAACCTCAATAACATACTCTTTCGGATTGGCTATCAGTCATGCGTCTTTCTTTTGTTCTTTCAGAATGTTTGTGTCAATGACCCTGTATTACAATATTGTTTTAAATGTGTTGTATGTTGGTCTATATATAGTTTATTCTGTGCATTTTTTATGCATAAGATTTTTCTTTAAAATATTTGTTATAGCTTTGCTATCACAAATAACTGAATGTGTTTTTATTTTTAGATTCATTAAACTGGGATGTTGTAAGGCATCTTGATAAGTAAAGCAGTTTGTATTGAAAAAGGCAGGATTGGTGAATCCCGTCTTTTTATGTATCTTTTTGTTATAAGAATAGCCTCTGCTTGTAAAGGTAGAGGCTATTCTTTATTCAAAGAGACGTAAAATATGTTATTTCAGTATTTCACCTTTTTCATTGAAGAACACCGTACTTTCAGTTCCTTCCTTGTCTGTCAGAACAACCTGATAGGTCTTACTGCCATCCTCTGCCGCTTCCACCGCCGCTTCCTTGACGGTTGATTCCGCAAAATTTTTGGCGATTGCTTCCGTTACCGCTAATCCCATTACCAATGCTACTGCAACAAAAGATTTTTTCATAATCTTATATTTTTAATGGTTATTGTTTTACGATAATGATAGGACAATTTTTATGCCAAAAGAATAACTAATCTGATTATCAGTTGGTTAATATTTTACTAATTATATGTGAAATGGAAAAAATCCTCATATAGTGTGGGATGATGTGGAAATGTTCCACATTGATACCTTTCTTCCATTAATCTTTTCGCACCTTTGCGGAAAAATGGATAAAATCAGATACCGTCTTGTATATAACCGCCAGAACACACTTAACAGGCAGGGCACGGCTCTTGTACAGGTTGAAGCCTATTTGAACCAAAGGAAAATCTACCTGAAGACCAATGTTTACCTCAAACCGGAGTGCTGGAGCCGTGAGGGGGGCACAAGTCATTAACCACCACCAATCTAACGAACTCAACGCAATGCTCTATGAATACATCCTGTATCTGCAAGGCATAGAATTGGGGTATTGGAAGCGCGGAATACCTGCCACACTCTCACTACTGAAGGATGCTGTCAAGAAGAAAAGTGCCGTGAATATCAGCTTCTCCACTTTCGCCAAATCAGCCATTGACAATTCGGACAAGAAACAGTCCACCAAGGACAACCTGCACTCTACACTGGCGGTCCTGAATGACTTCCGTTCCGGATTGGACTTCAAGGATCTTACCTATACATTCCTTCGTGATTTTGAGCAATACTTGAGAGAAAAGGGCAATGCGGTCAATACGATAGCCAAGCACATGAGACAGCTCCGTACCTTGGTCAATGAGGCAATCAACCAGGGATATATGCACGCAGATGCTTATCCGTTCAGAAAGTACAAAATCAAGCAGGAGAAAGGCAGACATGAGTTTCTTACCCCGGACGAGCTGAAGAAGCTGGAAACGGTCGAGGTGGAAGAGGAATCCATGCGCCATGTACTCGATGCCTTCCTGTTCTGCTGTTATACCGGATTGCGCTATTCTGACTTCTGCCAGCTCACACCTGAGAATTTCATTAGGATAAACGGCAAGCGGTGGCTGTACTTCAAATCCGTCAAGACAGGGGTGGAAATCCGTCTGCCGTTGCATCTGCTGTTTGAAAGCAGGGCATTGGGCATTCTTGACCGTTATCCGGATATCGGAAGTTTTGCCGCTTTGCCTTGTAACTCGGAAGTGAATAAGCAGCTTCGAAAGCTGGCCGGATTGTGTGGTATCAAAAAGCGGATAACCTACCATGTGAGCCGTCATACCTGTGCCACCCTGCTGGTGCATCAAGGTGTTCCGATTACAACAGTCCAGAAGCTGCTCGGACATACTTCCGTAAAGACCACACAGATTTATTCGGAGGTACTTTCCAGCACCATTGTGCGTGACTTGAAAAACGTTCAAAAGGGAAAAAGAAAAGTAAAAATGTTTCCCGATAAAGGCTTGAGAACATCTGGTTTTATAAACAACCGGTAGATTTCATGAATCCTATTTGTTTTCTATTAATATTGTGACTCTTTAATTTCTTCGGATAATCGAAATATTGCTCCTGATTATTTTTTTCAATATGGATTGAATATGGAATAGTTTTCACTATCTTTGCAATGTAACCAGGAGCTTGATGGCAATAAATATTGTCATCAGGCTCTTTTTTTATTGTCATATCGTGGCAATGGATTTAAGTAATTCTGCAACAATGACGCAAGTAAATAGACATATCTTTGGAACAATATATTTTATAATCAAGACAAAGTAATGAAAGACGTAATTTACAATTTTATCAACGAGCACATGATGATACACATTGTACTGATAGCCTTGTGTATCGCAGCCACTATCGGCGCAATGTTCGTGGATCTGGTCTCAGGAATAATGAAGGCCAAACAACGCGGGGAGGCAAGAACATCCACGGGGTATAAGAAAACAGCCATCAAGGCGAAGAAGTATTTCACTCCATTTATAGAGTTGTGCTTCATTGATCTGTTATGCTGTGTGGTTATCCCCTTTCCTGTTTTTTCAATGATTTGGACGGGTTACTGCATTTTCTGTGAGTTTAAATCAGTTCGTGAAAAATCATGGGAGAAAGCGGAGTTGCGCAAAGCAGAAAAGACAATGAGTGTGATCATCGAGAACAAGGATGATATTGCCAGGATGGTGGCTCAGATACTGTTTGATGAGGGACAGGGGGCAATCAGTAGGAATAATGAAAAACCGGCCTCGCCAGACCGGTAAACTCAGTTCTATTACATGAAAAAAACATGCTATGTTTTTGTGCAAATATAGCTATATTCTTTTTATGAAAAAACAAAAAGGAGGATAAGAAATGAAGTTTTTTACGATTGCGGAACTCTGCAAGTCAACAACTGCTGACCGCTTGGGTATCAACAACAGATGCAGACAGGAGCATGTGACTGCTCTGACTGCCTTGGTGGACAACGTACTGGACCCGTTACGCACATGGTGGGGAAAGCCTATAACAGTAAACAGTGGCTATCGCTGTCCGGAACTTAATGCAGCTGTCAAGGGAAGCAAGACCTCGCAGCACATGAAGGGGGAAGCTGCTGATATTGACACTGGAGACAGACAGCAAAACAAGCTGTTATTTGAATATATCCGCAAGAACCTGCCCTATGATCAATTGATTGACGAGTCCAACTTCGCTTGGGTGCACGTCAGTTATCGGGCTGACGGAAATAACAGGATGCAAGTTTTGAAACTCTAAAAACTGCAACTATGGAAAAAAAACCAGGATTTTTTGTGAAAGATACTGATAACTTGCGTGCCAGACTCATTATCACGAGTGAAACGGTTAAAAACTCTCGCCTTGAATGGGCATGGAGAATTGGAATTACTGTCGCTGTGGCCGCTTCAATCATCATGCAGATTTTATGATGTGGTTATATAATAAGGTTATGAACTGGGTAAGCCGACATATATTGCTGGCTCCTTTCATGTGTTTGTTCCTGTTGTTCGGATCATGTGGCAGCTCGCATAAATCTGTCAAGTCAGACACTAAGATTATACAGAAAGATAGTACACGTGAATCTGTCAACATCGTACACGGATCAACCGCTTCTTTGAGCGAACTCATTACCACTAATGGCAACTATGTAATTGATTTCCGTATCTATGATACAAGAAAACCGTCTGACAGCCTGACCGGGAAACCTCCGTTATTGGCAGACGGTCATGTGGAAGGTGATTTCAGCAAGAATAAAAGGAAGGAAACTGCAATCAAAGACAGTACGGAAGTGAAAGCTGACAAGGAAACCACTTCCAATACCCGTGAAGAAAACCGGTCAGAAACCATAAAAGAGAAAAAAGAATCCACGCTACCTGAACAAATCGGTTTTGCCTGTGTTTGTGCAACCGTTTTGATTGTCGTTATACTGATAGTAAAGCATTGGCGCAACAGACAATCTTCATCATAAGACTTTAAATTTATAAATTGAAATGCCTCGGCTCGTGATGAGTCGGGGCTATTTTTTGTTATCTTTGCCGGAACTAACATTAACTTATGTATTATGGCTGAAAAAAAAGAATCTTATTCCGAAGAGGAATTGAATGAAATGATCGTATGGTTCAATAACCATGCTGATGAACTTCCAAAAGAAATGCAGATTAACAAAGCGGCTTTCACTCCGGATTTGAAACTTACTGTTGAAAGTTGTATCATGCAGGCTAAGCAATGTCTGGGCAACTATAAGATGGCCGGGGCTTTCCGAATGCTCCAACAAATCAGAGAGAACCTTGAAAAGGCGGTCCAATAAGCTGCCTTACATTTACCCTTTCATCATATCGGGGTTAAAAACATAATCAATAACCCTACTGTTAACATCATTAATTACGGAAAAATCTTTTTTTATGTATAGATCTGTCATTCTGTTCTCTTTATCTACATGATTTAGTGCTTCTCCTACTGTACCTTTGTCCACTTTTAAATCGTTTCGTGCGATGGAAGCGAAAGAATGCCGGGCTGCGTAAAATTCCAAATCTTCAATGCCAAGAACTTTCCCTATCTGTTTCAAACCTACATTTATGGCAACATTGAGTCTGCCATAAGTGGAATACTTTTTATATAACCTAAAAACTCTTTCTTCGGATACGTCCTTATACTTTTCGTATATGGGCAATATGAAGGGATGAATGTTAACGCTTATTTTTGCTTTATCAGTCCTTCTTGTTGCAGTTTTTGCCCTGTTGTATGTGATTGTAAGCGTTCCCTTGCTTTCGCTTATAGTGTCACAAAGAAACAAATCTGCCGAGTTCATACCCATCAAGCAAAAGGATAATATAAACATATCCTTTGCAAAATTAAATCTGCAATCCTTCTCCTTTTTATCTTTAGTGAGTATATATGGCAGGTTGTATATGGCTCTGATAGTATCTGCGTCCAAAGCTCTTTCGCGGGTACATATTATATTAGGTATAGAATACTTGGTAAATGGAGACCATGGTATCTTTATGTCCCCTGCTTCTTCATCATTATATTCTTTTTTAGCTTCGTTATGCAAATGCCTGATTGCTCCCATATATAAAGAGAGTGCACGTCTTTGACCGAGATGTTCTTCATACGATTTCAAGAATTTGTAATTTATCTCCTTAAAATCCAATTTCTCCCGTCCCAGGAATTTTGTTAAAGAGTTTACCATGCAGGAATACACATTGATTCCATGCTTCTCTCTGTTCTCATCTATCCATTTGCGGGCGTAGGAAATGAAGTCTATTTTTAGAGATGATTCATCAGTTTTGGTTATATGCTCCACAAGTTCTGTTATATCCATATCGTTTATGAGCAATGACAACAGGTTGCACTTGCTCCTATATATGGATATGATGTTATTTAATTCATCTAAGATGGACTGATTTTTGATTTTAAACCCCTTGGTTATATCTTCTTTCGTAACATATATGGAAGTGGGAATCCTTTTAAGCTTCCTATTGTGTGTGACTCTTATCTTAACGTTGTAAGTGCCATCTATTCTTTTCCTATCTTTAAATATTTCATATTTGAATGTTGCCAT